CTGGTGACGTCTGTGAGATGGTGGACATTACATAATGGTAGAAGTCAGAAAGAGGTTTGAGCAAAGTCTGTACGATAGGTTTGACAACCCTGCAAAGGTCAAGCTTATAGAAATACTAGAGAAGCAGGGGCATACAGTGTCTAACGTAAAGGAGAACTACTACGCAGATGTAGAAACTGTTAAGAAGGGTGTGACATACTACTCAGAGGGTGAAGTCAAGAGGGCATGGAAGGAGGAGTGGCCCGATGATTGGACAGAGATAAGGATACCTCACCGTAAGTCTAGGTTACTTAAGAAGTATAACAGCAACGTAAACTTCTATGTCTTTAACATTCACTTAACTCAGTGTTGGATGATCAGGGGGCAACAGATGACAGAAGGGGCTGTAAGGACTGCTAAAGGTCGTTATATTGCTAAGGGGGAATTGTTCTACCATATTCCCTATAAAGAAGCGGAGTTAATAAGATTGTAGAAAGGATAGAATATGATATATGTTTACATAGTTGTCTTAAGCATTATGAAAGACGGGGAGCCTCACTTCTCTGTGAGAGCCCCTAATGCAACCTACAAGACAGAAGAAAGGTGTCAGGCTGTAAGGGAGATTAATATGTTGTACTTACTTGAGACCAAGCCCGACCCTGACGCAAAGTTCGTAAGTCAGTGCGTAGGGTTCCCCTCTCCCTTAAGTAAGAAGGGGGATTTGTAATGCCAGAGGTCTTGAAATTTGTTAAGCCAGACTATAAGTTATCTGATACAGATAAACAGTTCCTTGAACTAGAGGAACAGAAACGTCAGATAGAAGAGCAAGCTAGGCTTATAAGGAGTAAAGATGGCTAAGTGGAAAGAGGTTGCAGCGTTTAACCCTTGTGACGACATGGTTAATCACCCACCCCATTACGGGACAGGTGAGATCGAGTGTATTGAATACATCGAAGACTTCTTAACCGAAGAGGAGTACATCGGATACCTACGTGGGAATATTGCCAAGTACTTACACAGGTGGCGATATAAGAATGGGGTACAAGACTTAAAGAAAGCTGAATGGTACGGAGCTAGGTTGATTAAGGTGGTGGAGAATGCCTGATGTTATGTCTATAGTCCTTGTTGTCCAAACCTTGTTAATACTTTGGCTAGTAGGAAAGGTGGACAGGCTAGAGAAGGAAGTAGAGTTTAAAATGAAGGTTCCTATGTATGCTCTGTTTAGGCACTTAGAAGAAGAGCACAACAAATGAAAAAAGCCCCCGAATCCTACATGGGAAACGGGGGCTTACTTATTTGTATAACTTTGGTACACAGTAGGCGACTGCTCTATCTTGGGGAGTTATACCGTGAGTGCTATACCTTTTGACAAGTGCAGCAGCATGACGGTTACAATCATCTAATAAAGTAAAGGTTAAGGTGGCATCTACTAACTCTCTACTCTCTCCTGTACCTATATATAGTAGCAGTAAAAATACATACATGTCTACTTCTTGCCAAAGAACTTACTCACAGACCTCATGCCTATACTGGCACTAACGATACCCCCCAAGGCAATCTGATACCACTGGGGCATAACCTCAAGTGCAGCAAAGCCACGGGCTACAATATCGTTGCCCCAATCTCCACAGAAGGCAAGTATTAATGGGATACTGAACAGCAGGGTAATCCACTCATCTTTCCATGAGTTCTGTGTACCCTTCATAGCTTCTATGTCCCAGTCAATTTCACCCGTAAGCTGCCTCTTCTTAACCTCAGCTTCGGTTAACTTGACCTGTGTCTTGCTATCTATAACACTTGTGGCTAGTCCTGTCAGACTTTTAATAATAGAACCTATCATTTTTCATGTCCTAACCATACAGCAAAGGCGCCAGTCATAGCACCAGTTACAGTAGCTGTTAGAGCAGCAGCTTGTGAGGTCATGGTCTCAGGAGTTAAGTCCATAAACCAATACAGAACTTCTATATACATAAATGTCATAACCAACATCATAATACGTGGCAGTATTTTCCAGTGTAAGAATCTTTCCATAGTAACGCTCATACGAGTCTCCTTTACATAACAGACGCTATTAACCAGATGCCCCCACCAAGTATGATCAGGATGCCAAGAGACAGTCCACCTATAGCTAGGTTGTTCTGTATCTGGCGTTTAGCTTCCATCGCAGCGTAAACTGTTTCTTCTCTCTCTTTGCGTATTTGTCTACGCATCTGTAGCATGTCGTCATAAGTAGACGGGCCGAATCTCATATTGAGCATGAACTTTATCTCCTTCTCACGCTCCATGAGGGTCTTCTTACGGATGACAATATCCATAGCTTCTTGTTCTATGTTGTCATTACCGTGGGTCTTCTTGTCTAACCAAGTAGGGTTCTTACGTTGGGCCTCTGCCTTGTTAATATCTGCAACAGCATTATACCAAGAGCCAAGCTGGGCCGATATGTCTTGCATTTCACGACCAGCACCAACTAACATTTTAATACCCTTAAATGCAGTACTAGCCGCAGCAAAGGCAGTGACTGGATCAATCATACCCTTCTTAGTCCTTCTCCATTACCTCTAGCATCCTTTCAAGGGACTCTTTAATTCCCTTTATGTTTTCCTCGATTTTGCCTAGTTGCACAGCTTGCATATTAGACGATGCTTCGACAGCTTTTACATCACCACTTATTCTAACTATAGAGGCGTAGTTAGCATCTACGTCTGCCCTCATTTGAGAGATGCTCCAAACTATCATTGCTGCTTGAAGAACCAAGGCAAACAGTAGAGTTGCCGATATATTTTTACCCATTACAAAGCAGTCTTCCTCCCCCCTAGTCACAGGGGTAGGCTTTCCAATCTAACTGGAAGTGTGGCCCATCTGGGAACTTCTTCCAATCACCACCCCATACAATCTTAATGTCCAGTTCCTTTGCAGCAGCCTTCATAGCATCACCAATAGGGTAGAACTCGTCCCACTCCCACGACACAGGATAAGGGACAACATCTACTGCATGACCCGTCAGGTGACGAGACTTGAGTGTAGTTGACTTACCTGTCCTCTTAAGCATACGCTGACGTTCAATGTTACGAACACCCTCAGTTACACTAAAGTCTTTTTCACTAATCTCTAATGCTCTTTTAACAACAGCAACCATATCGGGATGTACCCCAGACAAGTTCTGTTTACTTCGTAGTCCTAGTTTAAATCCCATTGGTTGCTCCTTAAGATGGTTTAGTGGGCCAATCGTTATCTTGTAAGTTAGGCCAATTAGCGTGTATGGTTATGTCTCTAAGTTGCTGACGGTAAGTTGACCAAGAAGGTTTGTCTACAGGGACATCTGCTATTTGTGTCCAATCGCTACTTAAAAGAAACTGGTCTCTTCGACTACGGGCAGCACTAGATAGCTGTTCATCTGTTAGTGGGGGTGTAGGGTCAGTAAAAGACGTACCATCGTGCAGAAAACCAATACTTACAGTACCATCAACATCTACCCAACTATCAGCCCAACTAGGTAAGTTATCTGTGTCGAAGACAGCTACGTTAGATACTACGCCATTCTCCACAAGTGCTTTACTTATAACAGTCATCATGCGTACTCCATTACAAAGACTATACCAGATGCACCCGTACCACCTGCTACATATTGGCCACTACCGGGGTCTTTGCCGGGATAACCTCCAACTCCAAAAGTCGTGTTCCAAAACCCTGAAGGCCACACAGTGCCAAAGACAGCATTACCCCCAATATTGTTAGAGTCTTTAAAGTTTGAGCTTTGCAAGTTTATGTCTCCACCAGACGAAGACCCAGTACCACCAGCACATCCAACCACGTTGCTTCCAGCCCCAGAAAAAGTAGAAGCACCACCGCTACCACCGGAAGTTGTAGTGTTAACTCCTGCCCCACCCGCTCCCACAGTGACCGTTGCGGATGATGTTCCACTTACGTCTCTAAAAGCTATGGCAGTTCCTGCGGATTCTCCCTGATTTGCTACGGACCCACCCTGACCCCCACCTGTGACATACACCAGTATTTTGTTTATGCCAGAAGGCTTGTTCCAAGTACTTGATGAGGTAAAAACTTGAATTGACTGAAAGCCACCGATAGACAAAGAACTTATAGCAGACGCTATCTTAGCTGGTGACACAAGGCTTTCTGTAGTGCTAGTACCAGTTTGCCAAGCAGATGACGCCTGATCCCCAATAAGACCAGTCTGACTTCCACTAGAGCTTACCACTTGTGTGTCATCAAAGATTCGGAATGCGTCAGAACTCTGGTCTAAATAACCTACACTAATCCAAGCATCATTAGCTTCAGCACGCATTTTAAGAGTGTTGTTTGTTGTGTCGTACCAAAGCATGTTAGCGAAGGTGGTGGCGGGTGCAGATGCGCCGCTGTTAACACTGCCGAGAGCCTTTAGCGCAAGGTTAATGTCTGCCCTAGCTGCTGATGCAGTCTGATTAGCAATATCTAGGTCGTGTTGGCTCATACTATTCGCCCTTTCTTAATATTCAACCGTTACACTAAGTGCAGACACGGCTGGAGTGAAGTTGGTGTTGGTGCTAGTAAGCACAGCTTTAAACCTAAAGGCACGGCCTGCCACGTAAGCACCATTAGCGGGAGTGTAACTTCCCCATGTGGGTGATCCTGCTGGGTCATCATCCGTGGCAGAGACAAATACTTGCACAGACACATCACCAAAATTTGCGCCCTCGTCGGTCCAAGTATCCCAGTTGTC